TTTCAGTGTCTGCTTCATCGCCACCGTCTCCGCTTTCATCCTCCGTTACTTCATCAGTTGAAGCGTCTTCTTCTCCGCCGTCCTCGGCAAAGTGAGCTACGTCAAGATTGGCAAAGTCTTCATCCGACATGCTCGCAAGAGTGTCGTCGGTTAATGGCGCTGCTTCTTGTCCAGTAGAATTCGCCATTACGCTTCTCCCTCATGACGCAAACCATCTAACTCACTCTCACCGTCTTCAATAGCGTGCTTAGCTCGTTCGGCTCCCGCTGTGATATTCCGGCAGTAGTTAGTAAACGAACCAATAGCATCCATTTGGGACAGGATGGCTTTCTGAGCAGCTTCATCTTGCGAGTTGTGATCAGCTTTAAGGTGAACAAGGCGTACCGCTTCACGGTCAAGATACTCTTCTAAGATGACACGCTTAAAGTCTCGGTTATTAAGCAACCGTTCTAATGCACTGCCCAATGACACCATTTTCTTCGCTTCGGTAATGCTTACTTCAATTTCTTCAATCGCTTGCTGGCTCATGGTCAATACTCATTTAGTTTTAGTGAATTAATCAAAGCACCTTATAACAGTCTTTTTTAACCTGCATCTTTTTCTAGGTACTTACGTAGGTTAGATTGTCGCTCTGCGTCTGCCTTTAGTTTGTACTCAAGCTTCTTAACTTCTGCCTGGCTACGTGCCTGCTCTCCGCTCTTCTGTAAGTCACGCTCTTGTTTAACGCCTGACTCTTGTTCCACGAAGTCCAGGTTCTTCTTATCCGTATCGCTGGCCAGGTTACCGGCTTTAGCACCTTTCTCTTGTGCCGTTGCCATGTTCTCTTGCGTCTTGGATTGAATCTCAGCAATCTCTGCTTCCAACTTAGCAACCTCCAGTTCTTGGAGTTTTTGCTGCATGGGATCAGGCTCAGGCTTGTAGTCTTCAATCTTCTTGGCCATGTCCGGCATCTTACGCAGGCGCATAATGTCGGCCAGGATCATCCGGCGCATAATGGGGTCTTCGTCAGGACCAATGGTCTGTAGTACAAAAGAAAGCTCCTGTGCCTTAGCGTTGTCCGCTTCAGCCGTCGCAATCGTTAGGCGCAGATCAAAATTGCCAGGCAGGTCATCCCTGCGGATTTCCACAAACTCATCGTTCGTAAGTCGGACAATTTCTTTTTCCGATAGAAACTCAGAGTTCATCGCAATCATTTTGCGACCGATCTTGATTAGCCCTTGAGAGAGGCGTCGGAGGATATTCAGTTCACGCTTGCTGGCCGCGTCCAATACACCGCGCACACCGGTAGCCGTGTCACCTAACTCGTTGCCTGAGAGCCCGCCACTGAAGGCTTTAACACCGGTCATCGACTCCGCTTCCATACTCTGGCTTTGCACCATGTATTGCGCACTGGTGGGAATTTCAGGGTAGGTGTGCATGTAAAAGGCCTGCCTTGGATCTACGTTACCGTTAAATTCGTAGTCCTTGCCCTCGCGGAAACGCCGCCGGTTGGTAGTGTCCAGGGCATCTTTACGCGAGCCTGTCTGGCTATTCGCGCTGTTACCCATAATGTCGATCATGCCCCGAGTAACGGCCCCGATAATCCGCTGGTTATCAATTAGCAGTTCACCGTCAGGCTCGCCGTACACAGAGCGCCGCACGGGCAGGTAAGGAACAGCAACAAAAGGAGGGCGCTTATCTGGAAAAGGATTCTCTTCCAGCCGTATCATCACATCACCTACCCAACTAGCCACGATAGGCTTGACCAAACCACTACCATCAATATCCCAATATCCCCAATACTCATGAACCGTAAACTTCTGCCTGGGCTTGTCACTAAAGTTAAAGCTCCCTCCGTTGTCAGGACCGGAATCCGGCTCCCCAAGAATGTTGCTGGTCTGTAGGTTAATGTGGTCCAAATTCTTGTATTTGGCATCGCGCTTTAACTCCGATAAAGAGGATTCAAACTGATACATTACAAACTGCGCGTCCTCTATGACGCCCATGCAAGTGGGATCAATAACGACATTTTCGTAGTGGCAAACGTCCAAGGTAGGTTCATTCTTTAATACCTTAACCCCATCAACCTCTTCATAACCGGTAATGATTCCTTCATACGGGACACCTTCGGCTACTGAGCTTTCGTGGGCTTCTTTGAGTTCATCGGGAACCTCCCGTTCATAGGCGTTGGGGTCTTCTACTTTCATCTGCGCAAGCTCTTCGTGAATTTGCGCCATCTCGGGATTAACGGTTAGTTCAATAATAGGTGCCTGTTCTTTAATGGCTTCCTCTTGGTAATCCCAGCCCACACGGACAATCACGGTACCTTCGTCCACCGCTGCACGTACAAAGGAATCAATAAAGAGCACTTTATCAATCTTAGTATTGAACTGGTTATTGAGTACGATTTGGTTTTGCTGGGCTGCTTCACGGTCATCCCATGAAACTGGCTTAACCTTGAACACTTCATCTGTATCAAGGAAGGGTTCGCTTAACGCTGCGTACCGCCACTCTGCTTGTTTACGGATAAGCTTAGGCTGTACCTGTGACCGCCCCTTCTCTGCTTTAATTTTAGCAGCGCCCTCGACATTCATGTTATCAAGCCAGGTTTGTATCTTACTGGTTTGCGTGGAGTGCGTAGTATAGGCGTCTGTTAAATCTTGCTTAAGGTCCCTTACTTCTGGCGGGTTCTTCCAGTCGGTAAGTTTTTTGGCAGATACATCAATATCCGCTGTATTCTCTTCATTCATAAGTAGCGTCCCTTTAATTAATTAACCCTAGTCTAGGGAAAACCAACGAGGTTAGCATTTTAATGAATATTCAAGCGCTTCACTCAGATTTTATTATCCCCACTCGTGGCACCGAAGATTCTGGTGCTTTTGATCTCTACATGCCAGAAGCGGGGTGTATTCCAGAAATGAGTATTACCCCTGTTAAAGTCCCTTTAGGCTTTGCGTCTGAAATACCCAAAGGCTACATAGCCATTATATTGCCCCGCTCCGGTGCCGGCAGTAAGCACGGCGTAGAACTGCAAAACACAGCAGGCGTTATTGACGCCGATTATCGTGGACAGTGGTTTGCCTTTTTAAATACTAAAACCGGTGATGAATTTACCTGGGAAAAAGGCGCCCGTGTTTTGCAATTTGCGTTAGTGCCAGTACTTACCCCAGGATTAACGCTTGTTGATTCTGTCTCCCGTACTGACCGTGGCCAAGGCGGCTTTGGTTCAACCGACACAAAGGCTTAATACATGAGTTTCAATCGTTATGAATCACGTCCTATTACCCGCTTAGCACATTGCATTAATGCAGCAAGCTCTTTGGAGCAGTGCGAAGAGCCCAATACCTGGGCTGTGTTAGTAGACGGCCACCGCATCACGTTTAAAGCCTATGAAGTACCCCTGGTGGGGGATTACGTCGTGTACCTTAACGACGAAGACGTGTATCACTGTACTCAGGAAGTGTTTGTCGCCCGCAACATCGTGCCAGAGGCAGAAGAACCTGCTCTCGATTAACCGGCAAGTCTCCTGATAAAGGCCCCTTTCTTGGGGCCTTATTTACATCGGTCACACGAAACCACGCCCTCTAAACTTAGCGCCGTCATCGAAGTCCTGCAGCTGGAAGCCTCCTGCCTCAAGCTGTCTGCACGCCTGTTCAAACTTCTGCGCGTAGTTATCACCTTCATGATACTGCCCTTGGCTGCCCGTCACACCGATGGGGTTCATCATCCGACTGGCTATAAAATACAGCAGCGCTTCCAGGTGCGTACTCGGTAAATCAACCTCCACCTTCTCAGGTTCTTTGGCCGCCTCACGTACCCCAATCGTTACGTGGTCTGCACGGTACTTGACGTTAAGCTGTCGAATACCCTTTTTGAACAGTGCCTCCTGAACGTGCGTGGGTACCCGGACGACATTACGTGAGCTTCGAGAAAGCGTGTCTGGATTGCTTCTATCATCAAGCGTCAGTTCATTGCCCTCTGTGTCGTACACCTGCTCGACTTTCAACAAATCAGGCGCGTCTATGGTGTAACTCTCCAAGCCAGGCGCTAAATACAGCTGCGCCTCCCCTTCGCGCAATAAGAACCGCCGGTGCAAGGTTGTCAGGCCGAGCATGATATGGGTGATCATTCGGTGCCGATTGTCCGGTGTAATGCCTTGATCCAGCTCACCGCCAATGTGTAGCTGGGAAAGTTCCCCATAGCTAAGGTGATCAAAAATCTCGCTCAGTTTCATACCTACTCCTTATACAATGTAAGAACTTCGTCTATCGTCATGTTCGTCGTCTTCCTCGTCCATGCCCCACATGCCGTTACCATCCTGAACTAACGGCGCCTCTTCCGACGGCTTCCATGGTGTCAGTGCAGAGAGCATGGAAATGGTGTCAATGAAGTCGTCTTTCTTAGACCGGAAGCCCCCAGGGGATGCCAGTGAAAGCTCATCCATCGCTTCCAACAATTCTGCGGTGTGCTTCTTCTCTGTTGGGAAGTAAATCTTGCGGGCCTTAAATAAGGGCACCACGGTATTGAAGCGCACCAGCTTATTTGTGTTGGGTCGGATACCAGGTTTGAACTCATTCCCCTCTGAGGCCAGGTTGAAGTAGATATTACGTTCCAACATTTGGTCTTGTATCCAGGGCATAAAGCCACCCTGTTGACCAGATACCTCGACACCTACTTGTTGCGGCCGATACTTCTGCGCGAACCGGAACAGGTCGTCAATGTTCTTGCCCATGTCTTGGCGCTTACACACGCCGTCTATCCACAGCCAATCGCCCACATTGTTGTAGGCCCACACACTGATCACAGAGAAATCTGACTTTTCTTTTTCACTGGTGGCAAAGTCTGTCGTGATATAGAAGTTAAAGCGGTTCAGGTTTTTCATCACCGCATCCATCTTGTACCAACCAATGTCATGGTCTTGAATCAAACGATCCTCGTCGCTCATGATTCGCAGCATTAACTCTTGGTTGAAGGTGTCTACCTTGCCCAGCTTGACCGCTTTCTGGTACTGCTCCTTTACGTAGTCATAGGTGAAGCGGTCAGGCCAGGAACCCCTGAATTCAGCTCGCGTGCAGGGGAACCTCTCACAGACGGGAAACACGTTGACCGCCCAAGCCCCTGACTCCACCGCTTTATAAAGAGGGTCTTTCGCGTTAAAGGGAGTACCGCTCCAGATCATCATATTTTTGGTGGGGTGCAGCGCGTACTCCACTGCCTTGTACACGGTGTCCTCTACGGCACTAATCACCGTGGCAGAACGGGCATCTTCATCTGAAATCAAGTCATCTAGTAAGGCCAACTGAGGGCGCTTGCCCATCTCCTTGGCACCACGGACACCGGTCTTGGCGCCGTACCCCTTTACAATAAAAATTTTGCCCGCTGCGTTATGGAACTCCCAGCGAATATCCGTGAACTTGGCGGTCGGTAGGTACTTCTGAAGAAAGTCCGAATCCTGCCAACGGAACTCCAGGTTCTTGCGCATGTTCTTAACGCCGTTCTCAATCGAATCCGACACATAGAGCGCAAGGTCCACTGTCCCAAAGCCAGGAATCTCACCATAGGTGGCAATGTAGAGAACGAGGTACTCACCCATTAACGTGGTTTT